TCTTTCGAGGATAAGGTTCATACACCGCTTTATATCCACAACTAAGGCAAACTTCTCAGACTTTGGAAATTGTTGCAAACACACGTAAGCATATTCCATCATCTCAAAGACCTTCTGCTGTATCTTCATTTCTTCCATTCTTTTTTCATCCTCCCGTTAAAAACACAAGTTATTTTAGCATCCTTGTTAGAATTTATGCCATTTTGTTACATTATCACGTATTCCGTTATCGTAACCTCCAAAAAATATACCCCCACTATCGTGGGGGTAGACAGAACACATTACTCAGTAGGCAGGTCTACATAAGCGGAGCGGAAGCCGAGGCTCCAGCCCGAGTGCGAGCGGGGATTGTGGCCGCCAAAGGCGAACAGACCCGCATAAGCACCGGTGGGCCAACCGCCACCAGAGAAGAACGCTCTCTCGTCGGCTCCATTGTTCATCCACATATGGTCGTCTTCGTATTCAGATGCAGTCGCACTTGCAGGCAGAAAGGCCAATGCCTTTAACACCGCCTGAGCTGCCGCTGATACAGAAGACGCACAGGTAACGCTTGCGAAAGCACAATCACGAGAAGTGTCAGCCTGAGTGGTGATTGTTGCAGAATAGGTAATCTTGCCAGATACCCAGTCAAGCTTAATAGAGTTCGCTGTAGTTCCAGATCCGTTCGGGGTAATGTACGCTCCGGTTGTCGCATCAATGGCTTTCCACTGTGCACTGGATGCTGCCTGTGAATGGTCGAGATCCGCAGCATTGTTATTAACAAGCACCTGCAGTTCTCCTTTTACAGTTCTGGAACCGCCATTCCACTCCCAGATGTTTCCATTCAAATCCCAGATACCCTCCAGAGTGCCGTCATGGCTCCATGATACAGGACCAGTTCCGGTCAATACTCTGGCTGTTCTTCCGGAATCATTTACTCCTGGAGCAGGAATTGCTTTATAGCCACCCTCAGAAGCATCTTTGCCATAGTTGTTATTACCTTTAGGCAGACAGCCATTTGCCTTGCACCACAAAGCGATTGCCGCCCATTCAGCCCTTGTCATAAGGTGCCATCCGTCGCCCTTCTGTGTACAGTAGCTGATTGCCTGATCCAGATTAACAGAAGTCTTAGGGTCCTCACAAGGAAGGCTGTACGCTCTGTTGTTGTTCACAATATTCTGGTACTTGGAAATGTAGATTGCATCAACTTCCTGCCCATTGACGATAAAGGCAGGATGTACGGAATCTGCTCCGCCAGGGATAACCTGTGAGATTTTGAATTTCGGGATTTTAACCATGACGGAAGGAAGCCCCTTATCATCATAAAGAATATCATTTGTAGGGCACACCGCTTTAAGTGCCATTGCTGCTAAATCAAAATTTGCCATAGTGCTTATACCTCCTCTACTCTTTCTCTCTCATCAACGCTCCAAAGTGTAAGTGTGACATCATCCATGTTAAGAGGCTTTGCAACCATCTGGATGCCTTTCTCTCCATCTTCGCCCTCTGTCTCATGCTCCTCATATTCCTTGGCCGGAATATCGACTTCTGCCACATACCACTTTCCGGATGCTGTGCCGATTACAAGATCTCCATCATCATCAAAACAGATATCCTTATGCTCTGGCTCATCCTTCTGGAGCTTGGCCAGATTCAACATAAGCTCGTCAGCGAACGTGATCTTGGTACCGCTCACTTCGAAATCGATCTTGGTGCCTGCGTTTTTCTCTACAATTTTCATGAAAGAATTCCTCCTTTTACAATGTATTTAACTGTTACTGATGTGGCACTTCCGTCAAATCCAAGCTTGAATCCGTTAAGAGCCTTATCTGATACCGATAATTCCCCCGGAAGCCCACCGGAAAAGCCCGTCACCCTTGCCTCTACAAGGTAGTTAGTTGTTTTCCTTGTCTTGGTAAGATTTATGGTCTTATCGCTGTTATTGAACGGATACTTCAAGGTGTTGGTAAGGGTAACAGTACCCGTTTCCACAATGTTCTCCGCCTCAAGCCCGCTTACTCTTTCTTCGTGATCGGCTTCAAACTGAAGCTGATGCTGAAAGATAATCTGCTGTGCAATCTGTGAATCCTGGATAGCTTCCTCCATGCGGTTGAAGTTCTCTGCACTCTGATTGGTGCCCTGCTGCATGAGTTTCCCGGCAGGCTCCATTGTCACAGTTCCGTCCGCATTCTGAGTAGCTTTGTATGTTCTTGCAGGATCTCTTACATTGTCCTGCCAAAGCATTCTGTCAAACATGTCTTTCCTCCTTCTATTCTTCTACCATAGGCACGTCGATCTGGATCAACGCACCTTCCGTTGAGCTCTTGACAATAGACCGGTTGCCTTCATACGCAACGTCTCCGTCTGCATCAAGCAGTCGTACTTTGGTAATCGTTATTGACATTTCATCGGTTGTCTCGATTTTGAATGTCATGGTATTTCCAGACATACTCTTTTCAGTGAATCGTCCTTCGTACCACTTCCCTGTTGCCGAAGCATAATACTGTGCTCGGGCAATCTTGCGCAGCCACCATCTGCGGTTTTTATCCAAAAAGGTTTTCTGCCAAGCCACTACAATCCCTCCTCTCCACATAGATTTGTACCGCATTCTACATATGTTAAAACAGCAGAGCTTTCGGAAGTTCCAAATGAAACTTTGTTTTCGCTCTGCTGACCTAATGTAGCAATATCAGGGTTGGTTCCACATTGTTCGTATGCTATCAATGCGGAACTCTCATTTGTGCTAATAGTAATCTTATCCTCGTAAGAAATACCTACTGTGGTGTTCTCCGGATATGTGCCGGCTTCCTGCTCCTCTGAGCTCGGTAAATGACCGTAGACCATATCAGATGAACTGGTACGTATATTTACACCATTTTCAAGAACCATGCCCTTGGTGGTATCTGTTGGATACGTTCCTGCGAGCATGTTTTCGTCACTTGGCATATGCGGATATACCACATCATTGCTGATTGTGCCGACATTCATGCCGGATGGAATGTATGCACCTACGGTTGCTATATCCGGCTTTGTTCCACACAATTCATATGGAAATACATAATGTGTGATATTGGTATGGAACTTTATCTTTGTGGTGCTTATGAGCAGGACTTCTGCCAGGATATGTGCTGGCTTCATTTTCTCTATCAGAGCCTCAAGGTCTGATATATATACCTGATTCTCCTCTTTTATCTGTACCGAAATGGTAAGTCTTGTTGTCATTCTTACGGATGGAGTTTCATCACATCCTGTATAATTCTTCACTATGCTCTTAATAAGTGAACCGGAAAACTTGTCTCCGCCATTCCAGAACAGCTTCACCCTTTTTCTTCTGTATTCGAGATCTGTCTGTGAATCAGGAAGAAGATTGAGCCATTTTTCCCACCGGCTTATCGTTTCCTCATCTGCAGTATCGATGAACTGATCCTGCATAAGCTTTTCAAGCCCTTCCGCACCTACATCAAGCGTTTTTCCTGCAAATCTGTAGTTGGTGTCCATTTCCAACAAATCCCGATAAAAAAGCGGACCGTAGGAAAGTAATTCCTCGTATCCGCTTCTTTGCTGATTGTAAAATACTGTACTAAGCATCGATCAGCACCTCCTTCAGAACAGGTGTGCTCTCCTTCCCTACCTTTACATTTTCAGTAGAGCCATTGAGCTTCAGAGAAGCAGGAACATAGTCTAATATGCTTTCTGCCGACGCAATCAGTGAACCAATTGAGGACACTCTCACAGTAATATCCTCGTCTCCATCGACAACCAGTGTCTTGAAATAAGTCTTGATTGCATTCTGGACTTCCGTCTGTGCTGTCTGCTTGCTGTACCCGCTTTTCAAAT